GAATGGCTTATCACAGAAGGCGTTGAATACTCAGCCGGCAGCCCTAAAGAAGCACCTCAAACGCTTAAGGTTCGGCGCATCTGGTCTTCCGGCGAAGTTGAAGTGATTAAGCAGGGGATGGACGAAGACGGCAAATGGGTTGAGGTTTCCCGCGTAACCACTTCATTTAATTATGATGGTGTTCCGTTCGTTCTAGTGGGTAAGATTATTGCAGGCGGTTATAGCTTTGATGATATTGAGTCAATCAACCGCACTATCATGGACTTAGAGAGCGTTAATCGTGCAAACTTCTTCCGTTCATCCTATCCGCAGATTGTATTACCCGCCTCTGTACTGCAGAACGTGGCAGACGCTTACGCCACAGACGTGGCCGGTGCAACTTCATTAGTGTTTGGTCAGAACTCCCCTATTCTAATCTCAGAGGGAGATATAAACCCGTTTTACTTAATGCCAGACTCAGGTGCTTTGAAGGCTCCACGTGAAGAAATACAGGCTTTAAAATACAACATGTTCGACTCTGTAGGGCTTATGCTTCAGAGCGAATCAAAGCAGGTTGCAAGCGCAGAGTCTAAGGCGTGGGACTTCCTAGATGTGGCTCAGGTCATGAAGGGACGAGCGCAGACATTAGAAGAAGCCGAAACACGCGCTGCAAAGATTACAGCCGAGTTTGATCCCTCCATGTCCGAGTGGACTCCCATCTATAATCGAGACTTTGATATAGGCGACTTTAGCGAAGAGCTAAATGCTTTAATCATGACGGTGAATGCCCCTATGCCGGTTGAGATGTCCCGCGTCATCCTTGAGAAGATCTTAAACCGTGTTGAGCGTGTAGGGTCTGGCCTGGATGACGAGACACGTCAAATTGTGGTTGACGCTATTAAGGAGTTTAACCCGACAGTAATGGGCATTCCAGAGCTTGAGAATTTAACGGTATAACCTGCACCGAAAGCGGGCTTTTTGGCGAACACAGGCCATTGATTGTGTTATTGGTTGGCGCGACCATTAAGAGCGTAGGAGTAAGAATACATGGACGATAAAACACTAGAAGTATTGAAGGCAGCCGGAGTTAGCGAGGAAGTAATTACCTCACTATCAAAGGACGATGGAACCGCAGCTAGACTAACAGCACTAGAGGCTCAATTAGTAGCGTCTGAGGGAAAGTCAGCCGGCATCAATACGGCTAAAAAGAAAGCACAAGACAAAGCAGAGGCGTTACAGGTGCGAATTGATGAGTTAGAAAGCAAAGATCTCGGTGAGGTCGAAAAGCTTAAACTTGATATGACGCGGTTGCAGTCTCAGCTCGATGCAGCGAATGGTAAATATTCAGAGTTAGAAACGACTTACAACGGTGAGAAGCAAATGCACTCGCTTAATAAGATTGGTTCAGGCTTTGATTGGATGCCATCAGTGCCAGAAGATATGCGCTCGATCATTCTTGCAAAGGAATTTGAAGGCATTGATTTAGGTAATGATGTTTTAGTCGCTGATCGCGTTAAATCCATGTCTGAAAAGTACGCAGGGCAGTTAGCTGCAAAGGTTCCAAACGGGACAAGCTCACGACCTGGCAACGCAACACAAGGCCAACAGGGAACCGCCACAGGAATGGACAGGATTTTAGCGACTTCGGACGCTGACATCTTAAACGATCCTGCAGGTTACTTGAAGGCAGCAACAGAAGCAAACAACCAATAACAATAACAATAAAAAGAAAGTAGTAAATTATGGCACTCGCAAATGTAATCCCAGAAGTATGGCGTAAAACAGTTTTGGCTGGTCTCCGCAAAGACCTTCCATTCATGAAAGTAGCAAACACACGGTTCCGTGAAGAAGTATGGGGGCAGGGTGACACCTTGCACATTCTCTCGCTCGGTAATCTAACAGCGCAGGATTATGCTGCCGGCAGCATCACCTACGAAGATCCTTCAGACGCAACTAGCGACCTGTTGATTAATCTTGATCGTTATGTAGCATTCAAGAACGAAGACTCTGTTAAAGCAACGTCTGACGTTAACTATTTATCCGAGCTTTTGATTGATGCCGGTTACCAGATTGGTGACTACTTCGATCAGCGAGGAATGGCTGAGTATGCAAACGCAGGGCTTGACTCTTACGAAACCGGAACAACTGATTGGCAGTTTACAGCAGACACCGCAGCAAACATTCCTGCGTTCTATGCTTCTATTCGTCGTCAGCTAAAAGGTGCAAACGCTCCTGCCGGTCAACAGTTCGTAATCGGAACGCCAGAAGTTGAAGAAGCAACCCTTCTCTACTACGGTGGAAAACTTGCATCTGATAAAGCTGATCAGGTTGTAACTAACGGGCTAATCGGGAACTTCTTCGGAGTCAATCTGTATGTCTCTAACAACTGCGTAAATGAGACTGCAACTGATCACGGTTTAGCCGGTGTCGAAGGAACCTCCATCGCAATGGCTACTGACATCATCACGGATGAAGGTATCCGTCTTGAAGGACGTATCGCAGACGGTTATCGTATGCTTGGAATCGGTGGGTTCAAAACCTATCGTCCTGAAATCAGCATCGACGTTAACTTGAACGAAGTAACTATCGCAACTAGCTAATAGTGAAGGGGAGGGACGACCACCTCCCCGCTTTTAAGGAGCATTATGGATTACACACCGAACACAGTACGACCAGTTGAGCCGATTAAAGTAGTGGTTGAGCCGATCAAGGTTGAGCCAGTAGTGAAAGAAGCCAAGCCGGTGGTAGTAAAGAAGAAGACGACTAAGAAAAAGACCACCAAGAAGAAAGCAACCAGTAAAAAGGTTTAATCATGGCATACACAAAGACAATCACAGACGCGAATACATACTTTGAGGCTGATAATCATACGAGTAGTTTCGATTGGCTTCAGTTTACCCTTGAAGAGCGCACAGGAGGGTTTGCACAGGCTTTACGCGAGCTTGAGGTGATGCTTCGACGTGAATTGTCAGACCCAAGCGGAACATCGAGGTATAGAGATGATTACGCACATTTTGAGCAGATCCTTTTTATACTTGAGAACAACGTCAGGCAACGCGCATCAGAAACCGACGCCGAATTAGTCGAGACAGCAGACACAGAACAACGCGATAAGTATTACGGCGTTACAATTTCACCAATGGCGAATCGATACATGGCAATTCCCCGCGTTCGTATAGTCAAAGGGTAATCCACCAATGGCTAAAAACGCTTCTAAAATCCTCCGCAAGCAGATCAAGGATGGAGAGAAGGACCTTTTAAGGATTGTTGAGCAGTCTAAGAAAGAGGTCGAAGGTAAAATAAAGAAAGCTCTTGACAAAGGCAACTTTGCAACCGCTGCGTCCGTTCGAAATGGCTTATATACCGGCATAGTTTCCGAATACGTCAGGCTTAATAAGAACCTTGATGGATGGGTAGAGGGTCAGACCAAGAAGACGGCGAAAGCCTGGCACACGTTAGCGGTTGATGATTTACCAAAAGGAGAGGGCGGTACGTTCGGCGCATTCTCTAAAAAGCACTTAGACACAATCACGCAAAACGTCAGCCCTTCAAACGTTGACAAGCGCGTCCTTTTAAATCCCCGAATAGGCTCAATGGCAAAGAGTGATATTGACGCTGTTCGGGTAGCTGTTACAGACACACTCAGGAAGGGGGCTTTAACGGGTCTCACGACCCCACAGATGGCCGAGGAGATGAAAAAGGCAGTAGGAGCCATAAAACCTTCCCTCATCATCAGAGACAAGAACGGGCGCAGGATGCAGACAGACGCTTATTTTGCAATGTTAAACAGAACCGTCACGGCAAACGTTGCCCGCGAGACATACAACGAAACGGCTACTGACGCCGGTTATGATTTAAGACAGGTGGAGGGCGGGATTACAGCGGGAAGCCTTGAACCTAACGACCCTTGCTCACGATGGGCGGGAAAGATTCTATCGGCTACAGGTGCAACTAAGGGATACCCAACGGTTGCAGAGGCTACTGCAGACGGGCTATTCCACCCGAATTGCGTCCACAGTCTCTCAGTAGTGACACCCTCCTCATTACCAGAAGCCAAGAAGGAAGAGAAGCAGGAAGCAGTCGAGGGCGCAAAGGATAGAGCTAAGATTCAGAAAGAGCGAAAGGAAGCAGGACTAAAACCGGCTAAATTCTAATGAACGACTTAATCCCAGATAACCAGAGAGCGATGATATGCTCATGTGGGTGCGCTTCGTACATCCTGCGCGGTGATGGCTTCTGTGAGTGCGTTGGGTGTGGTCTATTTGGCGGTATGTCGTGGGATAGGTATAACGGGGATTTGGCTGATGTCTGTGACGATTAACGATAAAGAGCTTATCTCCCTAATGAAGAAGATTGAGCGAGTGGGCAAGAAGAATCCTAAGATTATTTCAAAGATGCTCAAAAAGGTGGGCGTCATTATTCAAGGTAAGGCTGAAAAGTATGCTCCTCGATCAAAGACAAAGGGCGAGTATATAAGAACGCTGAAGGGGGGCAAAACGAAGCGCAAAACCTCCTCATTTACAGTCGGAAACCTGAAGAAGTCAATTACGCTTGAACAGAAGAAGAACAGCGTGGAAATCGGTGTGCCTATCAATGCTCCTGGTGGTAAGTATGCCGAGAAGATGCACGACGAGAAGGGCAAGACGTGGCAGAAGCTAGGCGATCAGAATACGAACAAGGCCACCGATAAGTACATTTTTAAGGCATACGACGATTCGAAGAGCGAGATAAACAAAGAGCTTAATCATATGCTCGATGAAGTAATCAAAGGAATATTCAAATGAGCAAAAAACCAGTATATGAATTTGAGCTAGTAACGACTTCAGATGATGCCACACCGACAGCATTGCAAGGGTCGGTTTATTGGTACGATTCAGGGACGGAGGAGAACAGCGAGATAGTGTATTATGACGCCTCTGATACCTACGCATATTGGAATGATGGAACCGATTGGATGATATCTATCATAGCTCTTGTGGGTGAGCCAGGTGTTAATTACTTTGGTGGATTAGTGTCGTCCATCACATTATCCGGCGCGGGAACAACCTTATTTAATGGTTTATATGAAAGGCAACCGGACGGTGCTTTCGAGAAGATGGAAGATGTCTGGGAGCTTCGTTATGTAACTGATAGATGGTCGATGCTTTATATAGGCGGCGGCTCACCTCCTGTTCAGGGCGGTTATGAAAACATCACCACGGATTCAATCACACCTCCTGTATCTGGATGGACAATCGCAGCGTATGTGCCGTCGGGCTCGATGGCTATTAATCCCGTTCCAACCGGAGTACACGGCGGCCTTGATGGATCATTGACGGGGCATGGAACATACGTGGGCATCTTAACGCTCAGTCAAGCAACCATTCAGGAAGCATGGAACAGGGCAGAGCGGGCGGTGTTTGACTCATTAATGGATTTTGTGGGCGGTACTGATCGAGTTAACGCTTTTAGAGGACGCTTTCCAACGAATAAAGATGGTGAGATAAAGTGGCGTAACGTCTGGAAAATTAATTCCGGTGGTGCTGCAAGTGCCTTTGATTCAGAGAGAACGTATGGCGATAACGGCAACTGGTGTAGTTTGATGGTAGATGCCGAGATAGAGGGATACTTTGGCAGTCGAGTTGTGGCGATGAACTTTGCCTCCACCGTTCTCGCATGGTTGAAGCACACAGACAACCTTAAGACGGTGAGCGGTTCCAATGTGAATTGGTGCATGTTAACAGACCTCCCACAGCCACCAGAGCCGGTTGTAGGGGTTAAAAAAGTATCGTGGAGTGTGACTATACCCCTGCAGATTCTCTATCTAACATCAGGCGAGTTTTAATCATACTAGACGCTAAGGGCATATTAAATTACATTAATCAAGAATTAACGGAGAAATAAAATGGCAGATGCAGCAGTAGATTTAGTCGCAACAAACTTATTCGGATTACACGCAAACTTCAACACGTCAGCAAGCACGACGAATGTTGTTGAAACAAATGTTGCGGTGAATGATGAGATGGGCAACGTTGAATGTCAGGTGAATATTACCGACATCACAAATTACACCCAGAACGCTTCCTATTGTGGCTCTGATTTCATGGCTGATATAGGAACCTTCTTGACTGAGTTCGGAAACTTCCAGACTATCGGAGTTGTAACCGGCTTAACAATCAACATGAGCGCAGGAAACTACGTCACTATTGACATCACAGGCCATCAGCACGATGCAAACCCACATGAAGCGGGATTAGCTCTTGGATATGCTGACGTATCGGATTTCCTACCGCATGAAGTAGCAGAAGCCTTTAACGCTTGGAACGGGTTCGGGGTTCCTGATTTCGGGATTACTCTAGGCGCAGACGCTTCTCCATCAAGCGCAACGGCAACCTTTAGTATGAACCACGTTGACCAGGCAGACGAGACAGGATCGCATTTAGTTGGTAAGAACATTACTCCTCGGTGTGAGCTTTCCTTTGATACTATCGGAATCCCAACTTCGAACACGGCGACCTTACTAGAAACCGACTTTGACGCAAACACAAACGACATGCTCGTCCCTCTGGTTGATAACACAGACACCAACGACAGCAACAGCGACTTTGATACGTTTGCTTTCACGGCACACGCTAACACAGACTTGGCGACTGTCTAATGGGTGCGAAACGTACTATAGGGGTTGACGGTCGGCGCGTTGTAATGAGCGCGTCTGACCAAGAGCCATTGATCGAGCCAGTAAAGGAAGAGCCAGATGCAGGAACTAACGAAACAAACGATTCAGAAGCTCCTGTTAAAAACAAAACATGTCGTGCATGTAAATGATTTTGACGACATTGAAGCTCTTGATAAATTAGCCAACTCAGTAACTGGCGTTTCTAAAATAGAACGCCGACTCCTAAACTCACCGTTTGAACTTGGTGGTATCCTTTTCTACCCCCTCACCGTGGCCAAATCTTTATGGTTCACGGAGAAGGTCAAAGAATGGGATATAGACGACAGTTTGACGGATGCACTTATGTTCTGGGTGCTAACTGTACCAATCAAGACAGATGCCCTTGATCAATACGAGACATATAAGAGCGTTGATCGTGCAATGCGAAAGATGGCTAAGAAGATGCACTTCACACACGCGGAAATTAATGAGGTGTGTTCAAGGTGCATTGGTGACGTTTCAGGAGACACAGAGACAGAATCATCATCCGATAGTGCTAATTTTGGCGGGATGGTTGCCTGTCTAATTCGTGAGTTTGGGCAATCTCCTGATTACTGGCTATACGAAACACCCATCGAGAAAATCCACGTCCTTTACGCTCAGATCATAGCCAGAGTCTCGCAGGAAGAAAACGCGAGCAAGGTCAAGTCTGTTAAAGGTGGCAAGGCAAAGGCTCAAAATGTGACGCATAAGGTGCGATCATTGGGTGACTTCCAGGCGATGGCTCGAAAGATTGAAGAAAAATGGAGCTTAGAAGATGACCAGTAAAAAAGTAAATTTAGTAATTAGCTTAAACGACAAGGTTTCAGGCGGCCTATCAAAGATAGGTGGTGGTTTAAAGAAACTTGGCATCTCCTTCAAAGCCGTATCACTCGCAGCGGTTGCGGGGTTTGCTGCTATTGGCGCGGGTCTTGCCGCATTAGGAAAAGCGTTTGCAGAGCAGGAGGCGGTAAACAACCGGCTTGCCTCCGCTTTTAATGCTGCCGGCGAGAGCGGGGCGCAAGCGGTTGAGAGGTGGGGAGCTTTTGCCACCGCCATTCAGCGCACAACCACATTAGGCGATGAAGAAATAATGAATCTCGTGACACTTGGAAAGGTGATGGGCGTTACTAATGATAAGCTTGAGGAGTCCACAAAGGGCGCGATAGGTCTTTCAAAGGCGTTCGGTATCGATATGACCGCTTCCATGAAGATGGTTGCACTGGCTCAGCAGGGTGAGTTTGAGATGCTTGCAAGGTATATCCCCGCGTTACGACAGGCGACCACAGAGGCAGAGAAGCAAGTAATCGTACAAACCGCAATGGCAAACGGCTTTAAGATGGCAGAGGCAGAGCTTGATACTATGTCTGGTCAAATGGAAGCTTTTAAGGGTGTTGTAGGCGATGCAATGCAGGAAGCCGGTAGGGTTGTAGGGGATGCTGGGTTTACCGGCGCGATTAAGATGGCAAAAGAGGCCATCATCGAGCTTACAGAGGACGGATCATTGACAGCATGGGCAGAGGCAGGGTCAAAGGTTTTTAGTAGATGGATAACGGGCGTAACACAACTAGCTCAAGACCTCGGGAGGCTGACTAATACGTTTATAGACCTATCCGAAGCGTTCAAAGAGACAAAGAATCCCTTTGAAATATCTGGACTCTTGCAATCTAAGGCTGCCGAGCGTAACCAAAAAAAGATGGACGATGATTTCAACAAGGCATCCAAAGAGCGATCGAAAACGCTTCAAGAAGAAAAAAAAGCCGAGCAAGCCGACTTCGATAAAACGATGGCTGAATGGCGTAAGATTGACGAAAAGAAAGTCGAAGCCACGAATAATCGTGTTCCTTGGTACAAAGATCCGAAGATGGATGGTATTGCAGGCGAGGACGCCAAGAAATTAGCAAACGCAGGCAAAACGAAGGTATCAAAAGCCAGAGCCTCAAGTTCGGGGGCATCAGCTATCTCTGAGCAACTAACGTCAGCGAGTGAATCAGCAGGAGAGGGCGGGAGAGGTCAGTACAAAGGGCAGTCTGGGATATCAGGTGCGTGGAGCCTAATTGGTCAGCCTCGCTCGGTGTCTGAGGCCGCAGCATCGGCATCAAAATCAACTAAATCTGTCGGCGAACAATCGCAAGAGATGATTTCTAAGCTCGCAGAAGAGCGCAATAAATTACTAGAACAAATTTCCAAAAACATTGGCGGGGTTTCGGAAGGATAACGGAGAAGAATTATGGCATCACCTTTTACATCAAACTGGGAATGGGTATCACTAGCGAGGAACTTTAACACGTCCTTTGGTGGTGGCGTATGGAACGAGAAAACCCCGCAAGTAGTACAACGCTTCCGGTGGAGTGACGAGGCTTATTCAAGTGAGGAAGGGGATACATCATCCTCACTAAGTGGAGAAAACGGGGGCGTTACAGAGACTATCTCTGCCGGTACTCTTGCAGATGTGGGGCGTTTTGATGACTCTGAGAACTGGGTAAGCACCTCCTCAAACTGGATCCAGTCTGGCGGTCATAATGGGAAACCGACCTATACACAAACTAACTATTCAAAATATGATCAGGCTTTGGTTGACGTAATCTTCTACGCAACGGTCTCTGATTACTCAACCCTTGCTTATGAATCAACTAACTGGTGGTGCTGTGCGGTTGCTCCTTCTGATCTAGGCGCACTGCCAACTCATTTTCTGCTAGATGACACGAGCGGGGGAGTCGGTCCAAATTTAGATTACTACATTCCAAGAGGAACAAATATAATCATAGTTAATGGAGCGAAAACAACCAGCACAACGCTAGACGGGGCAACATTCACACCGACCTACTTCTCCGCTATGGCGGTTCCTGATGGCGACTCGCTTGATAGGGATTGGTCAGGCAACTCAGATTTCGATTTGGCCACACGCACAATAGACTTTGAGTGTATAGCAGACACGCAATCTTATCCGCAACAAGGCGTAGATTGGTATAAGCAAACGCAAACTTGGCGGGAAATTCCTACGGGGTACTAATGGCTGATAAATTAAAAGATAATTACAAAGGTCACGGTTCAATGAAGGCTGTAACGGATCAATGGAATGCCGTGTTCAAAGCATTAAATGAGGCGAGCGTTCAAATGCCTGGAGGGTACAAGGGAGAAATTCCCACGTTTTCGATTCAGGATGGCGCACTTATTTTAGATATGAAGGACGCACAAGTGTTTTCGCCGACCAATGTCAAGTGGAATCTACTGGATGCAGCAACCCAGGCAAACCCCGCAGCATCCGACAGCGTGGCCTTCGATAGTTATAGCCTTTCTGTTGTCAACGGATACTTAACCATCAACGTTACGGTGTCGGCGGTATGATAGGCGAGGGTTACGGCTATATGAAAGGGCTTGCAGAAACTACGCTAATGGCTCAAGTGGCTATTGCGAGCGCACGACTTGAGGGAATGACGCAAAAGGGCGATATTGAAGGGGCAGAAGATAGCCTGACTATTGTGTTTGAATAACTCCCTGTATCATACTAGACTATAAAAGCAAGATGTTTTAAATTATATATTCAACGGAGGAAAAACAATGTTAACAAATGGCGAGGGAAGACAGGTAACGGCGACTACTACAAGTACGCTGATTACGTTTGATAAAACGGGTGCGAACTCTTTAAGCGTAGATGTTGAGGAGGCAGAGGCTGTATTTTGCCTTGTTAACATTTCAACAGAGGACTTTGACACGGCATACGCTGCAGGGAAAGCCATTAAGGTGCGTCAGGGGATTCCAGTGGCCTTCTACGGTGACCGCACATCAAACATCAAGAGTGTTGTATATCGAACCGCGTCAAGCACTTCAGACGTCAACCTCGCTGCATATTAATCAATCTAACTGGAGGGCTTTATCATGGGCTTAAAAGCGATTGGTTATGCACAAACAATTATAGGATATATAGGCGGGTTATTTTCTCCTGCCTCCCTTAACCCGCGTCAATGGCTATTCTCACAAACAGAGCCTGACGAGGTGGACGACAAGAGCACCAACCTAATTGATGCTAATTACGTTGGGAGTCCCGCTACGGTGTGGGATGGAGTGGCCGGCATATTGGTGACTGAGCTGGTTGGCTCTGAAACAGTTGTGTCATCCGGCGGAACTTCAACCCCATCCATCTCGGCGGGTCAAATTGACTTCACATCTGGAACGTGCTGGGACTTAGTGCTGTCCAATGGCTCTGTATACCCCCTTCAAGAGGAATCCGGCAGTAGTGTGTATGACACGGTGAACGGATACACAGGGACGATAAACGGCGGCACGGTCTCTGTTATCAGAGCAGGAACCCAAGACGTGTCTCACCCCTTCGCTTTTGATGGTGGGTCTAAGGTTATTGCTTTTGATGGGGCAAGTAGCATATTGCAGTCACCCGCCGAATGCAACGCCATCCATCAGACAGGTATATACGACATTACTATGACATGCGTATTTGATGACATCACCTCCGTGGAGTTAGGCGGCACAGCATTCCCCCCAAACCCGATCACCGCTAACGGCATTCGCATAGGGCTTGATTCGGGAAGTTTGGTTTTTGTGTTAATCTACGATGCAACCGGAACAAGAGCCCTGACTCATTCAGGAGGGCCAGCAATAACAACCGGACTGCATACAATACGGGTTTGGAGTACGGACGGGGTAACAAGCAACATTCAGATTGACAACGACACACCAGACACAGCTACGTTTGATCACACGCCGTCAAACTCAAACACAGCAACTGTTGATTATGTATTAGGAGCAACAGCAGGAGGGGGCGCGTATCATCTATCTCACATATCCGCAGATGGGTTCTTTGAATATAGTGGTGCTAGCTCCTACGGGACGACTGCGCCTGACTTATCTGGAAACGGCAATGATGGAGTTCTAACCGATGCGGATATCGTCTATTACCCCGCCTTAGCTGACGGGACAGACGATGTTGCAGGGCTTGGGATACGGAATAAAGGTGGGTATATTCACAATAACGGCTCCTTTGATATCCAGCAGGATGTGATTACAAGATCAGCGGCTGTCTTTGCAACTGTCCATCACGCCACTGTGGTTGACGGCTCTGGCGTTACGGGATACCCCTTCAGATTAAGGAGCGGCCTCTCATTCACCAGCTCGGTAGCGGTAGCGTCCGCCGTATCACTGTCAGACACGGCGGTGGTTGATAAGTACTTCCACATAGGAACGACATCTGCTGGGAAAATTGAGCTAGTTTGCAGGAACGGCACAGCCTACTCTGTAACCTCCCCTGCAAGCTATGACGATGGGGCTTTCTATTGCGTAGAGGGTCGATTCATTTCACCCACAAATCATGAGCTATGGATTGGCACTACATGGAATAACTTAGCCAAGGTTGCTGAAAATACATCAGATAGCACCACGTTCTTTACACCCACGAATACATCTGTAGGAGCTAACATCACCACTACGCCTGTTCAGCTTTTCACGGGCAACATGACTGAAGCCTCCGTGTATAGCGATGCAGGAACCACCATAGGAAGCTCCTACACATTCATTGAGAGCGGGGGCTCCACTATTTACGACGTGTCAGGTAATGCCAATCATTTAACCTTAACTGGGACCACCTCGACATTCTGGGCCGCAACAACAACCACTGGGCCTCACTGGACAGTTACTAACGGATACTCAGGAGAGGGAGTGTTTAACGGCATCACCTCTAGGGTGACGGGCCTAACCCCTAGTGCTGGCGGAACCTTGAGCATGGACGCATGGATGGTCTGCGGGCCCAGTTGTAATGATGACCCCGTCTACCACTCAGGGCAGGCGTCCGAGGACAATTGGGGAGTGTTTATGGTTGGTGGATCGGGCAAGGTTCATATCGAGATGGGGGATGGTGGGAACTATTACAAAACCGGAACCTCGCTATACAGCAAAGGAAACCTTGTTCATGTCGTAGTTACATGGGATGGGTCGTCTGTGGCAAAATGCTACATTGATGGAGTGGATTCAGCTCTTAGTGTAGGAGGCGGCGCCCCTTACGACCCGTCAGGAATGACCACTGCTCGAATAGGTAGAGCCACGGAAATCGGAATAACCTATTTTGACGGGGAAATATACAGGGTGCGAAACTGGGATGAGGTTCTCGATCAAACGCGAGTTACTGCATTGTTCAGCGGAGGCATTGAAGCCGACGACACAACAGGGCTGGTGGATGACTTCAGATTCTCAGAGGAAAACATCTCAGGAACAACCATCTCTAACAATTCAACGAATGCTGACGGAACGCTTACTAATATAGAGGTGATTAGCTATCCTGCACTAGCTGACGTATCGGATGATGTTGTTGGGCTTGGGCTACTAACACCCGCAACAGCTGTAGCTGGCCTGCTGGACAGCGACCTCTTCTACACGAACGGATCCGCAAACCTTGTGGATTGGTCTGACATTCTGGCGTGGTCGTCTTATTCTGACGATTATACATGGCTTAAATTTGCTGAGGTGGGTGGTCGTTGCTACCTATCAGACAGCATCATCATCGATATTGCGGCGGACGCATCCGCTCATAGTTCGATGGTGTCATGGAAAGGAGGTGCAGGGTGTGGAGAAGACACAGCTCCCTTTTGATGCTCTTAGAGACGGCAATGGGGATTTCATCTTAGACGGCAATGGGGATTACATACTAAACTGAGACGGGTATATTATATTCACAGCACCATAAATTAAAAGGCTAACAGCCTCACCTCATCACTAATAGATGGCGCAGACAGTTAATTAACGACAACGGAGATTTGAAAATGGGACAACTCACACAGACGACAGCAGAGCTTCAGGTTATTTTAGACAATGACCCAAATACAGTTATCACAGTGAAGCAGGCGAGCGACTTTGGGACTATTGACAGCACAAAGATTTATGTCATTGACGGAATCATTGATATGGGGGCGACATCCATTGAGGTTCCTTCGGGTGGCATCTCCATTCAGGGGTTCACATATGACGTGTCTCAGCTCGTTAGCTCAAGTTCTAGTTATACAATGTTCACCTCTCCGGTGGGTGGATCTGGGAATATCCATCTTAGCAATGTGGCCTTAGAAGCCTCCGGCGCATCCTCTGAGGTGTTCGACCTAGTAAGCGATACGGGCCTTGATGCCATCGAAATGAACATGGTCAACTTCATCGACTGCACATCTCTAGGAACTATCGATAATTATAGGCAGGGATTAGAGGACGGCACAGGCAGATTTGGAGGTACACCAGAGTTAACCTTGAAAGGAGATTGGGCGGGTGGATGGTTTATTGACACGTCCATTGTGAGAAGCCTTAATGACTGGAGTGGCAACCTGTACACAGCGGGGGCGGGGTTCGCTATGTCATCACGCTTCAGAAGCAACCAGAATATTGACCTTCCAGCATCTGCTTCGTTCTTTGACTTCTCAAGTTCAAACTTCGCAAATCCCTCAACCCTACAAATACAGGGTTGCATTATAACGAGAGAAGGGGTGTTTGACATAGAGGACGCAAACCTAACACCGAACATCGAGGCAAGCAATCTCAGTTGTGACTGGAGCGGGAACAACGGCATCGGGAACACGTTTATTGGAGGAGCCACGCACGTAACAAGCGAGGCTGCAACAGCAGTTTCCGTGCAGTCAACATTCTATGACCTAGCGGGAGGATTTGGAACCACTGGGCTTCAGCATTTTGACAGCCCGTCAGCCGGACAACTGAGGCATTTAGGGAAAACCCCCATTGAATACAGGATTATGGGGCAATTGGTAATTGAATGCGTTCAAAGTAGCGAGGTTGATGTAAAGGTTGTTGTGTGGAGAGATGCCACATCGTCATTTGTAGACGGGAAGACCACAAGACGGGTGATAGATAGGCAGGCGGGAGGTAGAGATATCGCTTACTTTACCGTGATTGATAATATCCTTTTAAATCAAAATGATTATGTAAAGTTGCAGGTGGCAAACGCGACCGGAACAGGGAATATCACAGCAGAGCTGGATAGCTTTTACACAGTAGAGACAAGGTAAGCCATGACATACACGCAAGAACATTTAGAGACGCATGCGGGCCGTGAGCTGAGCGAGGACGAGGTGACGCTCATTGACTATATAACACCCATCAAAGCAAGAGTGGGCGGAGACATCATCAACGCGCTAACGTGCAGGGCTTATATTGAGGTGGAGAAGGAGCTTCTTTTGATGCCCATTCCCCAAGAAGAAATCGACAAAAAGCATGGGGTGGATGAGGACGGACTCCCTAACGTTGTCGGCCTGTCTCTTGGCGACTTCACAATGAGCGTTGCGGACTTAGGGGAGACAGCCATCATAGAGCTTTCCTCTAATGAGAAGCTTAACCGACGCTCAAGACACTTATGGACAACCGCATCGAACGTTATGGCATGGGTTCCTTATTTGGCTGTATTCAATATTACAGAAGCAGATTTTTTAACAGCAGACGAATGCCAAGAGCGCATTCCGGTAGAGGAGATTTAGTGTCATGACGAAGGAGCTGAATAGACAAATGTGGGTGAGGTTTGCTATAGGCGTCCTCGGTAGCATTGGCGTTGTGTGGGGGGCTTCGGCTTCTTATCAAGCCACAGATGATAGGTCTGTTAGAAATGAGGCGGGCTATCTTGAATTACGTACAGAGTTTAAGGAAGACTCAGAAAAAGACGCTGAGCTTTTCCATCGAAGCCGAGAGCAGTACCACGAATTAAAAGCAGAGAACGCAAAAACAGAGATTCGTCAGCAAATTATTATGGGCGAGATTGCAGACGTTAAACAATCACAACAAAACAACCACGACGAGCTAATGCTATTTGTCAAAAAACTGGAGATCACAGCGCAATGAAGGTACGAATCAACAAAGCACCAAAAATTAAAGTAGGCTTAAAAAAACCATCAAAAATAAAAGTTAAGCTCAGGAAGCCAAAACCAATTAGAGTTAAATATAAATAAGCCATGATAGACTTTGCAGCCATCCTAACGAATGCCACAACCGTTCAAACCCTCATAAGGTGCGTCACCATCATTATATGCCTGGAGCGTCTTACGGGCTATTTAAAGCGTAAGGATGTTGACATTGAGTTGAAAGGTAAGCATATTAGCCTTAAAGAAGGCGAGGGTTAATCATGTATGTAAAAGTAAGAGGTTATAGAGGGCAGGGTTTAGGTTCACCAATTATCAAATGGTTTACTCGATCAGAGTTTAGTCATGTGTCATTAGTGTTTGACACAGGTGGCGGGCGCGTTGAGGAGGTGGAGGCCATCCAGCGCAAAGGGGTGATTGCTCATCCACCACACACCGAAGGCAAAATGTCCTTTGTGGAATATGAAGTTCCTTTAAATTTCGAACAGATCATGGAGGCGCACGAATTAGCGTTGTCTCTAGTGGGTACGGACTATGATTGGAAAGCGATACGCTCTTTTGTTGCACACAGAAAAAAACACAGCCTCGATAAATGGCAATGCGCCGAGCTTGTGTCATACGTGCTGTGGAAGGTGGCCTATCCTTTAAGCAGACGCAAGCCGTTTATGGAGAACCCTGCAAGCGTACTCCAAAGCCTTCAACTACTTGAGGCAGTATCAGAGGAGGGCGCAGCATGAAGCTAGGCAATACGGTTCAAGTTGAGTTCTGGGATCATTGCAAGGGAGCAACGGAGCCTATGCGTTTTTATGTATGGGGGCGAGTCTCTAAGATTAACAAGCATTACGTGGTGATCCAGACTTGGGCGAACACGGATAATTTAGAGAACGATCACAACGTTGAAACGTTTTGCCTGCTTCGTAGTTGCATTGAAGGCGTCACGGTGTTGAGTTGAGGGATTTAATCTACGACGAACGAGCAAGAGCTGAGCGTAAGAAGGAAGAGCAGGAGCGTGACAGAGCCAGACGTAGCCAATCTGAGCCACTTTCAAGGGTTAAGGTGTGTAATGAGTCGTCTAAGGCTAATAATGCATTGAGCCAGCCGTAACACAATCTACGTCACGGGTTTGTTTTTTCATAGAATAGCGAAGCATTAGTCTACATATACATGACAAAAAAAACCCCTCACCAATTAAGGCAAGGGGCTCTGTGTTATAGACTATATTCCATTTTCTTTTTCCTTTATTTTCCTATCAACCTCCCTTAGAAGCCTCTTAAGTCTGCGCTGAGCCTGACTCAATGCAACACCCTTCGAGAGACCTCTGGATATAGCCGCACTCCACATTGCCCCATCGTCAGCCTCAACGTCTATCCAATACTCCCCAGCCTCTTTTATAACCCTTAGCGAGTTTTTTGGTTGTTTCATTTCGTTTTCTCCTCTTCCTTCTTTTTAATGCATGCCTCCGTGTGGAATATTTGTTGATGACAATAAGGGCAGCGTTCTATTTCATAGCCCATATTCTACCCCTCCCGCCAAAAAAACAAACCAAACCCAATAAACAACAACAATAAACCTATAATCATCCAACCCATCATTCTTCTCCTTTATCAAATAACCTTCTTATGCAATAGCTTCTAACCAGGCTAATGGCAGTGAAGCACAAACTAATCCCTATATTCGTCTTAAACTCTACCATAACACCGAACAAAGGAAGTATAACCATCTGAGCACCGAGATTAATTGTGTAGCCTATTGCTATATTAACCAAAGCCTCAAACAGCGAGCCCTTCCTTGACTGACTCATTTTGTTTTCCCCCATCTGTAGCCAAACATCACATCAAGACTTCGATGCGACTCGGCGAAACACTCCCATCAACATTCACTCGGAAGCACTCCCCGTCATTAGGATTGAACCAGTAAGAAACATCATGCTCCTCCTCATTCACCTCAAAACAATTACCTCTAGCTAAGCTTTTAAGACAAGCCTCTAGCTGTTCGCCCCCACCAGAGCATACAAAGGTCTCCCCAGATACGCGGTCGATAAACCTTCTGATATTGGGTTCCCTCACCTCGGCGGTTTCCAGCTCCTTCTCTAGATTGGCCATTGATCTCCAAGCTATTTTTGCGCTGTGCCGAATACCATCCGTGTCTATTGTCCCCGCATCTAACAAGTGCCGAGACAAAGCATCAAGCTCATCCCCGCTCTTGCTTCTATCCCAATGGAGAGGCATGTCTGGATTGTGCTGATCGTTTCCTGCCTTCGAGCATCGAGCCACCTCCTGCATAGCCAGCGGAAAGTACTTCATAAAGCCAGAATATACAGGCGTGTCTTTTCTTTTTCGTGCTTCTTCTTTCATTACATTCCCTCCCCATCTTCGTCATCTATAAAGGAATCATTATCAAGTAACTCCTCCCACTCAGCGTGTATTGCCTCTTCACCCTCTAAAACTGCCTCCGCGTCACTCTGAAGGCTTAAACGGTGTAACTCCTTATTGCGTGCCACCTTGATAACCCGCGTGGCTCTGACGCTGTTGTTTTTATCTCTAAGCCATTCTAACTCTTCAATATAAACGCTCATGATGCTTCCCCTCTTATTGCGGTTGATCTTGCCTGGTATACTTCCAGCAATTTAGCCTTACCCTCATCGTCGTAATACCCCTCGCTGATCGTCTTAGCCACCACAGAAAGCTCTGCCATATTCTGAGCGTCTACAATCATCTGATTAATTGAAACGAATTGCTCATCTGATAGTGCGTTTTTTGGCTTGGCGATGATGGGTTTAACCTTGATCGTGGAAAACTGCCCACGTGAAAGGGTGAGCGGTATAGAGATTTCTTTGGTTATGCCGGTTGCGTGTGATACCTGAATCCCGCCAATCTCTTTTCCCGCCCATCGAACAGTAGGGTTATTGAATAACGTAACCTTCTGCCCAATGTATTTGCGCCCGTCTAATCCCCAGACCTTAGCCAATACTCGACGCATTCCGAGACATGGCATCCACGGCTTACCATTGTCACCTTCAAAGCTAATTGATACGGGCTGATCCGCAGCACCCTTCTTTACTCCGGTGATTGTGATTGTTCTAGGTGATGCAACCAGGTCGATGGCGTTAAGCTGATTGCTGTTTGCCTCGATAGTTTCTGAGAGGTCGATAATTTCTTCATTCATTCTTGTTCTCCTATTTGTATTTCTTTTTCGGTACCGATATTCATGTCAACAAATTCAGTAGGAACTAACTTACTTGCCAAACTATTATATTTTTTCACCGAGGCGTCAATGGAAACATTCAATTCTTTTACCGCCTTTATAATTAACTCTTGACGCACTGGATCAGGTAACACTCTTTTAACAAATAAGCTCATGCCTGGTTGGAACTGAATATAGTCCCACCATTTACGGCCTGAAACTAAGAGGGTCGTCTGTATTTGGTTTATATGATCCTCTGGTACAGCATCAGCTAGTATCGTCTGGACATGAAGATGAGGCATCAGGGTTTTAACCTCACAACCTCCATCCTCTCCGACAATGGCGTCAGGTGATGCGCCAATCGTTACACCTTCAATTTCTCGCGTGATGAACCCGCAAGATTGAGTGGGAGCGTAGTTCTCGGAGTAGCTTTCAATGGCGTATACCTCCCCGATATGCCCTTTCATCATGGCATATGACTCGAAATGATCAGCAATTCGACCTGTGACAATCTCAGAAACCTTCTGATTCCTATATGTATCGACACCTTTTCCGGTTTTTATCGCGCCTTTTGGTGTTACAATACTATTGACCTCGCTCGCAGTGATGATGCCTAGACGAGCTTTTAGCCATTCCGGTGTATTCTGCTCTAATTCCCAGTAATATTTTGGGCTTTCTACTTTTATCATTACACACTCTCCATCTTGCGAACCTTCTTGACCAGCACCGCAATCTGCCGATAGATCAACGCTTCTTTCGACATGCTAGGTTGAATCGTCTTTACATGCCTTTTTAGTGTCTCATTCCAGTCGTTCGGAATACGTACACAGACAGTTATTTGCTTCTCACTCATTTATTCTCCTTTGGTTTCGTTACTAAAAACATTAAAGAATCCTTTAAGGAATGTCTACCAAAATCTTTTATAAATTATTTCACTTATTCCTGTTGACTCTCTCTCTCAACCTGCTAATATCCACTCAATTCAAACAGCAAAAGGAGAACGACGAAATGAAGAAGCAATTAGAAAACTTAGCGCAAGCAATTCGCAACCATGACAAAAAAATCAAAGAGCTTTATAAAGAGGCGGGCGTCATCTCAGCGAGCGAGTATCAAGAGGTGATAAGCACATTTGAAAAGGAGCGCAATCAATGAAAAAGATAGGCACAAATGGATGGTTTAATGAGAGGGATAGGGACATGGGATGGTCGCCAGGCGACGAACTAAGCACCTTTAACAATAACTTACGACGACTTGTGAATGACGTATCGTGGGATGCGATTGAGAATGTTGTAGAAGAGACGCATATCATGATACGTGACGAAATAGAAGGGCATCTGGCGGGGGAAAGGAAGTCCACGGGCCTCACCATTACCGTATTCCCCTTAGAGTATGCCGATTGCGGGGCGAACTTTGATCTACTGAAAACCCTAAAGCTGTCCCTCAAGGAGATAGGGTCAGATGAAGAGGGCACTAGATTCAAGGACACATTAAGATTAATTAGAAACGTGCTGGATGATGCAGAAAAGGAGTGCAAACGATGAACCAGCCAATGAACCAAAGAAAAATAAACGAAGCGATCGACAAACACCGTCTATGGTTGAGGGGCGAAAAAGGAGGAGAAAGAGCAAATCTCATGGGAGCAGATCTCGACGGAGCATATCTTTACGGAGCAAATCTCTTTGAAGCAAATCTCGACGGAGCAAATCTCAAAGGAGCAAATCTCAAAGAAGCAAATCTCAGAAGAGCAAATCTCACGGGAGCAAATCTCACGGGAGCAAATCTCGAAGAAGCAAATCTCAGAAGAGCAAATCTCACGGGAGCAAATCTCAGAAGAGCAAATCTCACGGGAGCAAATCTCGAAGGAGCAAATCTCGAAGGAGCAAATCTCGACGGAGCAAATCTCGACGGAGCAATCCTCCCACACTTCCAAATCGTGCCGGATCAGGGGGCGTTTATTGGATGGAAGAAATTAAAAGGCGGGGTTATTGTCAAGCTACAGATACCAGCAAAAGCAAAGCGTACTTCGTCTCTCATTGGCAGAAAATGCAGGGCTGAATACGTAAAAGTTCTCAGTGAAGGCGGGGTTAGTTCAAGGGGTGGAAAGTACATCAAGGGGGAAGTTTACAGGCCGGACGGGTACGACGATGATATACGAGTCGAGTGTACGAAGGGCGTTCATTTCTTTATTACAAAACGAGAAGCGGAGGAGTATTAATATGAGCAACGAATGTGATGTAAAAGACTGCGATGAAATTCGCGACCCAGACACAAGCAGAGTCAGCGCGGATATGAATATCTGCGGATCATGTGCCACCGAATACCCAGAGTACAAAGTATGCACAATGGGCGACGAATACTATGGCACATTAACCATGAAGATTGGATATGCAAATGCCCACTTCCATGAAACGGCAAACCATGCCACCTACGCAGAGGCTGAAAAGATTGTGCGTGAGTGGAGTCTTGCTCTATACGGTGTCGAACCGTTGGAGGCGGAGTAAATGAAACAATGCAAGGCGTGTCAAAAACTTATATTCGCTGAGTCTGATGGCCTGTGCTGTACCTGTTGGGGTGAGCGTGAATCAAAGCCAAAACTAGGCCGACCAGTAACCAAGACGCCAGAAGAGCGAAAAGCAAAACATGACAAGTGGTTTTCTGACAACAAAGAGAGCCGGAGAGAGTATCACCGAAACTATGGGCGAATCAGGCGAGCAAAGAAGGCTCGGTTTGTCGTTGAGTATATGGGCAGTTTCCGATTGATGCCTGGTGACGATGCAGGTTCGTGGGGGGAATTTGCTTATGCAAAGATATTTCAATCTATACCACGGGCTGAATATAGCGTTAATAAGCTAGGAAAAGGAGTCGTTATGGTGTACAAAGAAACCGCTGCAGAGACTATTGCAGAATACAATAACAAGAAAGAAGGAGAATAATTATGGCGTACAGTAAGAAAACAATAAAAGACGTGAGGGAATTGACTGAGAAATATGGGGTTAATAGTGCCGCTCGAATGCTAGGCAAGAGTCTCGAAACAGTTAAAAGAATCAATCGTAAGTATGGGGAGGTTGATGTGATTATCGATAAAAACGCTCATCTGCCTAAAGTGCTTGTGTTTGATATCGAAACATCTCCCATCCTTGCCCGCGTCTGGTCTCTATGGAAACAGAACGTAAGTCTTAACATGATCAAAGAGGATTGGTTCATCTTATCTTATGCTGCTAAGTGGCTAGGAGAGGACGAGGTTATGTATGAAGATCTCCGGGGGGTGATAGATGACACTAGCAAGGGCTTTCGTGATGAGGGGCTTCTGCAGGGCATCTGGGAGCTTCTCGATCAGGCTGATGTTGTTATCACACAGAACGGTATTAACTTCGATTCAAAGAAGCTAAATGCTCGTTTCGTGATCAATGGCTATCAACCGCCATCAGGATACAAGCACATCGACACGCTTCGGATTGCAAAACGAGCCTTTGCCTTTACGTCAAACAAGCTCGAATACATGACCGATAAATTGTGCAAGAAATACAAGAAGACTAAGCATGCCAACTTTTCAGGCTTTGAGCTTTGGAAAGAATGTCTGGCCGATAACATTGAAGCCTGGAAGGAGATGGAGGAGTATAACCGTGATGATGTCCTGTCGCTTGAGGAGCTTTATACGATCATTGCTCCTTGGGATGATAAACATGTTAACTTCAATCTATACACAGATCCCAAACTTGGTCATGTGTGCCGGTGTGGGTCTACTAACATCCGCAAGAAGGGGTTTGCTTACACTCAGGTTAGCAAGTTCCAGAAGTATCGGTGCGGTGATTGTGGAGCTGAGACACGTGGGCGCGTTAATCTGATTGATAAGGATGACCGTAAGCTGTTACATCTAAACATTACAAACTAAACCATTGACAGCACCTCCTCGAAAGGGGAGGATGCTTTTTATCATACTAGACTAGAAAGGGGATACATGAAACAATGCTTGAACATTACAGAAGGAACACAAATGGACGCAGGTATTAAAAGGTTATTTAATAGGCATATTGCAAAAGCTCTATCTCAATTAGGCGACACTATTGCACCTGTTCAAATCGCTTCAATTAAACGATCTTTTCGTTTTCTTGAGGAAGACATAAACACATACGTAACAGAAGGAACACAAAATGACACACAAGACCCAGACAGATTCAATCGATAAAGTAGATAAATATAATTTTAAATACTGCTTTTCCTTAGAAGTTGAGAGATTAAAGGGCGTATCTGGTGTTTACTCATTCTGGCGAGGCTCAAAACTTGAGTATATAGGTGTTAGTGGCAACTTAGGATCTAGGATAAAAACTAGCTATAAACAACGCTACGAAACCTCCACATCTTCAATCTCCATGAAGTACATACCCGCTAATATATCTGACGCACATATACTTGAAATTTATTTAATATGTACGCTGAACCCAAAGAAAAATATAACGGGTAAAACTAAAGAGAAGCCTACTATAAATATAAATCATCAAGGATGGAGTGACTCTTGGGGCGTATCAGGGGGGTGTTACCGATGAGTAGCGGCTATATAAAGTTAAATCGGTGCGCAGACCTTGAAAATATGATAGTTAGAAGGCCAAACGCTTTTATGTTGTTAACGCTCATCGCCATTCGTGCTAGATGGAGTGAAGACTCTTGTAAAATTACAGGATTAACCCAGGGTCAGGCGTACATTGGAGACTATAGATCTTGTGGTTTAACTAGACAGCAACACAGAACCGCACTCAACTGGCTCAAGGCTAACCAGTATGTAACCACCAAATCAACCACCAAGGGAACCACCGCAACCCTTTGTGATTCAAGTGTTTATGACGTATTCAAAGGGGGTAAACAACCAACGACTAACCAACAAACAACCAACGAACAACCAACGAGCAACCAACAAGCAACCACTAAGAAGAAGGTTAAGACAGTTAAGACAGATAAGAAAGAAAAGAAGATAGAAGACGAAAAGCCATTCATTCCACCAAGTGAGGAGGAAATACAAGATCAGTTGAAATTAATTTTAAAATCGAAAGGTTTAAGGGTTACTCCCACAAGAGGGTTAGCTTATTCTGAGCGTTATCTAATATCTAGAACAGAGGCTGAATGGATTAAAGCTAACGGCAAGAAGGTAAAAAACTGGAAATTAGACTTGAGGACTTGGATTGGTTACGCAATAACTAACGGTGAGATCGCAAAAACAAACGAAGGGAAGCGAAAATGATTTCATACGAAGACGTAAAACAAAGAGTTCCATTGTCAAAAGTAATTGAGCGTTATGGGCATCAACTAACCAAGGGCTCAAGAATGGCCTGCCCTATTCACGGAGGAGATAATAAGGCTTCATTCGCTGTGCATGACCAGGGGCGCAAGTGGACGTGCCACACAAGAGGCTGCGGCAAAGGCTCGAGTGTCATTGACTTTGTAGCTCTTAAGGAGGGCGTTGGCGTACAAGAGGCGTTTATCATGCTGAAGGATTGGTATAATCTCAATGATGATGTACCAGTTAAAAAGGTTGAAAAGCCTTATACTCAGGTGGGAGAGCCTATTGAACATAAGTATTACAAGGCAGACGGTGGTTTAGCTTACACGATTAAGCGGATTGACAAGAGTAATGGTGATAAAGTGCGTAAGGAGTGTATTCCTGAGTTGCCAAATGGGAGTCATTCTTTGCCTAGTGATGTTCGCGTGATGTATAATCTTCCTGCCATTACAAAGAGCGGGTTAGATTTCATCTGCTTCTGTGAGGGTGAAAAGACTGCAGATGCTTTGATCGAGTGTGGCTTTATTGGAACCACATTCACCAACGGCAGTAGTGGTTGGTTGGATCAGTACGCAGAAAACCTTGCAGACAAAGATGTCGTGTTAATGCCAGACGCAGATGAGGGGGGGCAAAAGTGGCTCAAACTCGTCAGCGATGGCTTAAGGGGTAAGGTCAAGCGATTAAGAACTGTCACGGTTCCGGATGAGTTTGTGAGGAAGTACCCACAGTATAGCGGGCATGATTTCGCGGATATGCTTGCGGAGGGTGGTGTCGATAGGTCAACAAACTGGCTTACGGACAGCATAATCAAAGCACCATCACTTGAGAGGGGTGTAGACCGTGCGAGCTTAAATGTAATGACAGACGTTTGTCAGAGTGCCTATATTAAAGCGGAGAACATGACCGACGATGACGGGCTAAATCTGTCTCGAATGTTTGGGCGTGAAATGGATGTGCGAGTTAGTCCTGCCGATTTAATGATGATTATAGCTCCTACTGGCGTTGGTAAAAGTCGAGTGCTTGCAAACATACCATTCTTCTATGAGAATCTAAACTTTGCCATATTCGATCTTGAGCTGTCAGAGTATCAGCTTGGCATGCGTGGTATCGCCTATCATAACAAAATGAGCTTTACACACGCAGAGAACGCCATCCGCAACGGTGTGCCAAAGGTGACTGTCCCACGGATTGAGAATGTGTTCCTTCCTAAGATTGCTTCATTGAACATCGAGAAGCTAAAGGCAGAGGTTGACCGAATAGAGGACTTCCAGGAGCGCAGGGTTGATGTTGTGGCCATTGATTATATATCAAAGATGAATCGAATGGGGTCAATGACTGATAGCATCATATCCAACTGTAGCGACTTTAAGCGGTATTTAGTCGAGGAAGAGCGTATGGGGATTATCACAACTCAATCAAGGCGCATTGCTGAAAAGGAGATGAAATACAACATGCCTAGCAAGGAAGACGCCATTTACACGTCAGCCATTGAGCAGAATTGCCAACAGGCAATATGTTGTTGCTTCGGTGAGAACGATCATAATACTCTACTGGTTAATTGTGATAAATATTCACACGGACAAGAACCGGAGAATTGGGTGGAAATGGATTTAATGGATATGCGAATGAGATATCGAGGCGTCCATAGACGATCAGAAGATGGGTGGGAATAATATGAACAAGCGAAAACTTATACACAAACTTCTACGGCTTTTTAGGTTGAACAGCTACACGCAAAGGCGTATATATTTATTTCTAGTGGAGGGATTGAGATGAAAATTCAGGAATTGATATTTGAGAATAAGAGCGAGGTGGTTGTGCCTGACCGACTAGATAATGGTGAGGCTTATAACCGGCAGATATTTACAGGAACCTATGAGGAATGCTGGGAGTTTATTAGAGATGAAACAGAAGCTTAAAACGGGGGATGAGGTTGACTTAATATTTGCAAAGAAATATTATTGCTATTTAAAGCGAGCTGGTGTATCTTCAGCTATCAAATTGAGAATGAGGCGTCGACGAAGGCGCGAGAAGGTTAAGATTATCAACGAACAAATGGAGGATTAGGATATGAGTAGTTCAAGTAGTAGTTCAGGGGGTATTGGTTTTTTCGGTTTATTGACCGTTGTCTTCATTGTGTTGAAATTGGTTGGGGTTATAGCGTGGCCTTGGTTGTGGGTGTTGGCACCAATGTGGATTGCGCTTATGCTTGCAATCTTTGTTATTGTCATTATTGTTGCTATAGGTATGTTTTTAAAAAAATAAAGGAGTAAAGTAGATATGGTATACGAAATTAAAGGTAAGATTAAGCAGGTTAACGAGGCGCAGACGTTTAGCAGTGGATTCACGAAGCGCGAGTTTGTCGTTACAGTTGAGGATGGCAAATATCCACAGGATATCATCTTTGAAACGTTGCAGGACAAGGTAGGTATGCTGGACGGTCTAGCACCTGAAACAGAGGTTGATGTTAGTTTTGACATCCGAGGCCGCGCTTACAATGACCGGCACTTCAATAATCTAGTTTGTTGGAAGATCGACGTGCTAGCTCAGGACGCCCCTTCAGAGCCACAGAATGCACCCTCTGACTTCATTGGAGCTGTAAACGATGCCTTGGGTCAGGTAAACAACGAAACGCCTCAGATCGACTCAGAAATCCCTTTTTAGGTCTAGTTCTCCTGCTAGGTAGTACGACTGGCTCCCGTAAGGAGCCTTTAACATTTAAGAGGGAGGCAACCAACATGACGATGGAAATAGAAATTAAACATGATAATGATGATGCGCTTCATGTTGGGATTATGGAGTTGCTTAAATCGAAGGCCAAAGCGGAGTTTGAGTACATAAACCCAAACTTTATCTTGGGAATTACGGAACTTCTTGAATCATATTATCAACTAGAAGACGATGATGTTGACCAATGGGCGCAAGATATGTTTGGCGCATAATGCCCGAAATGATTCTCCGAGCAAAACAGGAAAGGAATAAATTATGAGCACAGAGACGAAAGCGCCAGCGAGCAACGAGGTAGATTCAATTTCATGGTTATGCGAAAACGGTTACAAGGCGCAAAAGGTTCGCAAATTCAACGGGTGTTACAACTGCGAGTTCAATAATGATGATCGGATGTGCGAAAAGGCTCCTGATTGCTCGCCAGACAAAAACACACATTTAATATTCATAAAAGCATAACGAAACTAAATGAGCGGTGGCGTAGCCATGGAATGAATTGAAGAAACCAAACAAAGGAGAAAGAC